AAGACACCCACGGATCACATCACCGTAAGGCTTGTCTACACTAGGCAGGTTGACCAGAGGCTTCATGTGCTTGAACCTGAATGTATTCGTCAGGCCAGCCACCGTAGCTTGTAAGTAGCCATCAACGTGACAGTCTAGGAACGACTTAAGTATTCCAGCACGATGAGTAAGCACGGTAAGGCCATCCAGCAGATCAACAGCAGGGTCCATACTGACAAGTTCCTTGACACTCTTGCAAAGGTCTCCGTCATTACGGACTTGTTCGATTTGTCTTTCATCACCTGTCTTCTTATCCCTGATGAACTTATACGTTCGTGGTTTCCAACCTAAGCTGTACAGCCAGTCCTTGACCTGATCGTTACTGTTTGGGTTGCCCCGTTCTTCTCCTGTCTGGACAGTTAGGCTTTTTGCGGAGATTGGCATCTTATTATCCGCACATAGTGCAATCCACTTCTCACCGTGAGAGGACAACTCGCCATCTTTCTTGTGCATGACCTTAGGCTGGGTAGCCACACGGGTCAGTGCCTTCTTAGGCATAGCATCAGCTAGTTGCTCTACCTTCTCTTCTTTGAGCCTGATGATTTCGTCGTAGGCTTCCTGAGCTTTGTCTACATCCAATTTCCACCGAAGGTCTTCTTGCTCTCTGGCACAGTCTAGTTTGAACGACAGATAGTCGATCAGACGATCCATCTCACTTTCGTCTTGGTAGAGCTTGTTAAGTTTGTGCCATAGGTCACGCCACAGACGAGAGTTGATTTTAACGTCCTCTTGACACCTGTTAGCGTAGTCTTCATAGGTCAGGCTGTTCCAGTCCTTGATAACAGGCTTGGGGATACCGTAGTCAACACCGTACCATTCAAGACCATGCTTCAGTCTGTCGTGGTGCAGATACCAGCTTATTGCTAGAGTATCTACCAGACGTGCCTTTACCTTGATACCCAGCACTTTTTCCACTGCGGGGATGTCGAATCGGATAATATTATGACCTATGAGGTAATGATGGGTTTTAAAGAACTCACGCATTTCATCGTAGTCACCAGTCGATACAACATCCTTGCCATCATAGCTATACGACAAGACATGAATCTTGGTCAACTCATCTAATAGACCGTCTGTTTCAATGTCGAATACTGTCATTAGTGTACCTCTCGTAGTGTAAACGTATCAGTACTAAATCGCATCATACCTGCCTTACCTTCTTCAGAGCATGGTCGGTTCTTCTCAATAGTAAGGTGTGTCGTGTTACGCTCTTGCAAGTCAGTAGAATCCTTGTCACGCTTCAGGTCAATGATGACTGATGCCCGCTGCCCGATCATACGACAATACTTCATCTGACCATCATCATTAGTGTGGGCGATAGTAACGATACCCACGTTCAACTCAGCAGACAGCTTAGACAGTCGCACAGACAAGTCAGCCAACATCTGTTCCTTGCTCTCTTCTGACGACCCAACAAGGACATCTTGGATAGGTTCAAAGAACACGAACTTAACACCACAAGCGACAGCAAAGTATCGTATCTGGTCGATAAGATCATCAGCACCTTGACCGTCACTCAGATAGAACTGGTAGAAGTTCTCATCCTTGGTCAACTTACCGATAGCCTCGATGACACGATCCTCAGCACCCTTCTCTTCAATCAAGTCACGCCGTGTCAGGTTGTCGTTACACTCGTAAGACACAAGGCCAAGCAGTGACCTCAACTTAGTCTCTTCCAAGTGCCATGCAGCAATAGGGACACCACGCTTCAGCATGTTGTATTCCAAGAACCGCATCACCTCTGTCTTACCAATGCCTGTAGGTGCCTTGATAACTGTGAAGTGACCCTGCATCAACCCCAAGATTTTGTCGTCTAGTGCTTGAATACCCGTAGGAATAAACTGATGCTCAGGCGTATCCTTGTACAACGACAAGAAGTCCTGTGTGCTGTTCATCACGTTCTCAGGGACATACTTCCGTGCGTTCCACCATGCGCTCTTGAAGTCTGCTGCCTTACCTGCCTGTAGGAACTCATTGGCGTCCTTGTAGGGTCGATGGTCAACACGATAGACCTTATTAGGGAACAACTTAGACACACGGTCAGCAAGAGCATTACCAGCATCATCATTGTCAACTGACAGCACGATCTTATCGAAACTGTTGAGCCAGTCTGCACAGTTCTCCCAGAGCTTCTTAGAGGGCGTAGCAGAGGGTAGTGACACTACTGGGTTGGTGTAGCCGCTCTTGAGCATCTGAGCCACTGACAGGGCGTCCAGTTCACCCTCAGTGATGGTAACCATCTTAGAGCTACCAGCAGTGAACAGGTTCATCCCAAACAGTTCGTCACCTTTAAACCCTGCCTTGGCGTAGAAGCCTTTCTCTGTCAGGTTACGGACTTTAATTCCGCCGGAGGGGTATACATACTCTTGACGGTTGTCGTAGGTCAGTACCCCGTAGTCCTCCATCGTCTTGGTGTTGATGCCACGCATGTTGACGTAACGACCATCTGATACATCTTCGATCAGCTTTGGTGTGAACGACATAAAATTATCACCTCTCTTTGTCGGGTATCTATCTTCAGCCCAATCGAATTTATTTCCACTGGACGGGTATTTTCCATCGCATGAGTGACACTTCCCAAAACCATCATCGTTGTAGCTGAAGGCGTTAGATGAGCCACACGAGACGTAAGGACATGGTTGATGTGGATGTTCTGCCATGTGTAACTTCTCCTAACTTAAGTTATAACCTAAGTTATATTACTTGTTGTTATTACTAGTAGGTGAATAACTTAAGCTATAACTTACGTTACTCCTACTTACTTATAAGGTCATTCTGCGAAACCTGTAACATCACGAATTGTTACAGTAAGGCACCATATAGCTTGTCTAATGCAGCCTTTTCATGTCGTGACACCCACATCTTGTTAGTTTCAAGGACTTCACCCACCTCATCTTGAGTCATATCTTGGTAATGTCTCATCTTGATGATTGCAAATTCTGTTGGCGTTAGTGACAACTTTGCAACACTTAGTATGTAGTCACTGAAATTCTTGGCCTCATAGGCAATGGCATGGTCATCTGTGAATATGGTGTCGTTGTCAAGAGATTCAGTCTTGTTCGATACCGCATCCATCAGACTGCATAGGGTGACTTCAGAGACCCCACTGAGGTTATCCAGACCGTCACCCCCAGAGATGGCATTAGAAGCCGCCCTAGAGGCCCATGTGCAGGGGATAGACACTGCCTTGACCTTGATGTTCACATAGTCATTCATTGCCCTACGGGCTGCACCTACAAGGTCGGACTTATTCGTCTTGCCAGCTTCACGACACTCATAACAGGCAAGAAGGCCCTCACTCACTAAGTCTTCATACTGGTCCTTACTACGATAGCGATTAGCCAAACTCTTGCACAAGATGTGTAGTTCCTCGTCAGTCATCAGCCTCTCCCTCTTGTGACAGTTCTTCTTGTCGTTTACGGATCATATACGCGACATCATAAAGAGTGACATCTGGACATGAACGTAAGACCTCGGACAGTTCATCTAGTGTCATGCTCATTCTCCCATCAGTGCAGGCCAGCTTACAGGAAACAGGTCACCCATTACCCTGCTGATCTGATCTGCCACTACACGGCTCTCATATTGAGTGTCAGAGGCACAACGAAGGCGACACATGGAAGCAAAGGCATCCAGAGAACCCGACCAGTAGAACTCGGTCATTAGTGATTGCGGTAGAACCATACGTGCCATCTCAGGTGCCACTCCATTACCCAGTAGAGTTTGGTATGCTTGTAGAGCCTTGTTCTCAGCGTTGTAAACTATTGTATCTGGGCTGATAGGGAACTTACCATCTTTAATCCACTCTACAACACCCTCAGACCCTTGTTTCTTGTCAGCACTACGACCACGCCAGACATCAGGTGTATAGAACTCTACATTGTCATCCACGTACCTACGACTGATGGTATTAACCCTCAAAAACTTATGCTTCACAAGTTGAGCGTGTACGAACAACGGACATTTAACATGGAAGGATGCAAAGGCATGACCGAAGGGTGACAGGTGCTTATGCTTGGCTAGATACCGGATCAGCTTCTTGTCACGTTCCTCTAGCACAGCGATCAAGTCACCACAGCGATTACCATTCTCGTAATCATATTCCAGCCACTCAACAGCCTCAGACGCCTTGCCAAAGGATACTCGTGCTGCGTTTACAGTTGAAAGGTCTGATCCGCAGTGATCAATTAACGTAGCTTTAATCTGAGGGACTTGTCCCGATTTATGTGTCATCTTTACTCTCCTCTGTAAGTTTAATTAACCGATCACATCCCTCAATAGCATCTTGTCCCATTACATCTGGACTGTAGCCCATGTATGCAGACACAACCATGCGGGCATATAGT